CAAAGCAAACTCTTGCGGTGTTCCCGGGGTCTTATATTCGACCATCAGCTTGTTGTTCTTTCTCTGGTCGTAAGCAACGGGGTGATCTGCTTGTCGTGCTTGTGCGAAGGTGCCGTAGCCATAGATGCCGTTGCGCTTAAGCATGAGAGGATTAAACAGTCGCGCTGAGGCGTACCCGACACCACCTCTAACAAACGGTACGAGAGTTGTGTTTGAAAATTGTGCGTCTGATGCCCCGACAGCAACCAATGGGACATCGCTGCGGCCAAGTGTATTTGTGCTGGCGCTTAGAGGTTCGTATACGTCTATATTTAAATAATTAAATGCATTTGGAAGGTAGCCTGCTTTCCCCTCTCTCTGAATATATCCAAATGTTCTGGCGCCGGCAACTATAGCAGAGCCCATATCACTCGCACTCACAAAGTTGAAGAATGCCTGTGGGCCATTTGTATAAGAACTAGAGAACATTCCGGCGTCTGTGCCTGCTATCGGCATGTAGCCAGTAAATCGATGATCATTTAGCGGATCGTGAATGGCGCCAGTAATCCAAGCATATTGCTTATCGGAGCGCGGGATCGGGTGTTGTACATAGAAGTTGTCGTAGTAAGAGCTGCTTTCGTATAGCTGACGTGGGCGAATCGGCGCATAGGTTCCTGTAAAGTGGGCCGGATGTCCTGTGGTTACCGTGGCCAGTGACGCCGAGAACCATGAGCCGGGGTTTGAGTTTGTCTCGACCCCGTTCCAAAATGCAAAGTGGTTATTTCCACGCACATCATACACTGTGTGTGCTTCTCCGAGAAGCGCTGTTTGGCTATAGCCAGACGACATCGCTGTATTCGAGCCGCTTAAGTCGTACAGACCTGCATTGCCCTCTACGCCTTTTGCGTCTCCCATTCTCAGCCATGTCACAAGATTGTCCACTTTCGGTGCAATCGCTGAAGATGTTAAGTTGATAAGGGAAGCCTCGTTATAAATTTGAGCAATTTCAGCAGCTGAAAGAATTGTGTCGTACATCGCTACTTCTGCGATTCCTATATTTTGCCATGGGCGCGCGTCGGTGGTGCCCGCATTACCGGCACCGATGGCCGATCTTCCACCATTGAGGGAATTGATCAGTGTCATGGGCCCGCCGGGCGTGTTTTCTTCCGTTGTGGTATCGGCGACACCATCGACATAGAATATTGGATCATTCTTCTCGGAGTTTCCATTAAAAGTAACTGCGATGTGATACCAGTTACCGTCTTGGAGTTCGGTTGAGCCGACCCACCTACCATTGTTGCTGGCGTGATACATTGTCAGTTCCTGGTGTGGATTACCCCCGTTAATTCGCCACATAAGCGCGGCCTTGTTGGATGTGCCGGTCTCCATCCCTAAAGAAATCAAGGCGCGATCATTACTGTTGTCTTTTAACTTGTTAAACCACATGACGAGAGTCCATGATTGCGAAGTTGTCCAGGATCCGGCTTTTGTGATAGCGCCGGAATGATACAACTTCATATCGTTGCCGGACGGCGTATTTGGATCTTGCCAAAGTAATGTATGATCGTTAACGGCGCCCGTGTTGTAATTTACTGTGCTTCGTACTCCCTCTGGGCCCAATTTTAACCTAGGCAGGCTGTTTCTGTGAACCTTGTGATACCCGGGATATTTGAGGGAGCCGTCTGAGCCCGGGCCCCAGAACTGAGTATTACTTGTCTCTCTTGGCCCTCTCGATGCATTGTGCCATGCGGCTGCTTCGTCAGAGGAAAGAACCGAGTCCCATACGGCTACGTCTGAAATGCTTCCTGACCAAGAGCGATTGGCGGCGTAGTTGTTTCCGATAAAGCAGTCAGCGTTGGTGGCAATTCCGTAATAGCTTCCTGCGAATGTACCATTATAATGACTGAATGACGCAGAGGCGCCGTCTATATAAATTATGGGCGGATTTGTGGTTTGGTAGTTCTCGAATGTTACCATCACATTCTGCCATGTGTTCGGTGTTGCTGAGCCGGTATCGGTGCCCCAGTGCACAAAGGCGCTATCAAATTTAGCTGCGAACACATACCTCCACGTTGACCGGTCTACATACAAGATCACATCATTACCAAAATCGAGGGCGCGCGGGTATTTCTCGGGGCTGGACATTGCGCCATCGACGTGTTCCAATGCAAGCGCTCCGGAGTTGTAGTAAACGCGAGCACCAAGAGTGAACTTTCCGCTAGCGCCTGCTCCATTTCCAATGATGGGGTCCCAATCTGTTGATGAGCCTATACAAATAGAGCCGCCGGTAGCGGTATTATCGCAAGGGCCGCTAACAAAGTTAAAGCTCGACGTCTGAATATAATGGGATGGGCCATGGTTATCAGTCCAGACTGGCTGGTAATGTTTTATGCTAGTGAGGTCGGTTTCGGTCCACGAAGCAGTGAGCGAAGGATAGTAAGCGATTGATGCCGTAGCCGCTCGATTTTCGACATAACCCGCGTTGGATGCGGATGTCTTAAGGCTCCACCACGCGCGTAAGTGGTCGGCGCCTCTATAGATCTTTGAGTCTCCGTAGCCAATAAACGGCTTCGTAAGACTATAGGTGTCGCGTAGGCCATCGGGAGTGTATATCAGACTGTCGCGACCAAAGCGTGCGGTGTGTCGCGAGAGGTGGGACCTCAGACCATAATCCATTCCATGAATGTCAAAAACACGAATACCGGGACCACCAACGCCAGTAACTTCAGAAATGGTACCTCTGGGTCCTTGAGACGGCTTAAGGGTGGTCATGTTACGATAACGCGTGGCATTGTAGACTGAAAACTCGTCTGATCTAAAGTCTCTATAATTTACCTCAAGGCCGCCTGGATTAGAGAATCTCGATTTAAAAACAGACTTGTTTTCTGTGCCGGTGAGGTATGACAGAGAGTATTCGTCCACAAACTGGAATCCAGCTGTGGTTCCAGAAAGGTCGAGGGCTGGGTCAATGTTTTCCCGAGAAGCGGATAAGATTGCCGGGGAGGAGCCAGACAGGGCGCGCCCCCGTCGAATATCAAGGAATGTTCTAATATTTGTAGTGTGTGAAGATGAATTTGCAAATGCTCTCGCCGGTAGATCTGGCTGGCCATTAATCTCGGCAAACTGTCTTGGGTTATTCCATGCACCCACAGTCTGTACAATCTCATAGTTATTGCGATAGTTTCCAAGAATAGTGGATCCTGTACGCATGCGAATGTTCTTAAAAACATATGGGGTTTTTGCCGTAAAGTCGCGATAATACACAGCTTTTTGAGAAGCCGTCATTGGATATGGCGCTATGCCGGGCTCGTTGGCTTCTGGCCATGGATAATCTGGCGCCACCATCCCGATGGAGCCACTTTCGTAGGCAGTGCCGCTGTCGGGGCCGGTGGTACTACAGTTGCCGAGCAAAATCTTCCATGCTTCAGGACGAGTAGTGTAGTTGTCTAAGCCATTATATTCATCGCTCTTATTGGCGTCATAGATGTTCAAACCAACATGTCTGGATTGGTGGCCGCCGGCTGCATATTCCGACCATGTCGTTTGCATCGGGCGTTCCATGTCTTCGCCATATACATCATTATGAAGATTGGTGATTTCAATGCTAGCGGTGACTCGATCAATGACGCCGCTGTTAAAGCCGGAGATGACCGATGAACTCATAATGTTGAACGGGAACGAGAATGTAGACTTTGTGCTGGTATACCCGCCGCCCTCTTCGAATGCGCGGCCGGCTTGGACCTTAATAATTCTTTTGACTTTTTCGTTTGGTTTTCCACGATGTCGCCAGAAACTAGTTGACAACTCAAGTCTTTGGATCTTTACGAGATCTTGAATATCTGCAAACAAGACATTTAGCGGTACGTATACGCCGCCACTGGGCGCATTAACTGGTCCTGCAGGGGCGAGACTGTTATATGTAAACGCGATGTTCTTGCCTGAGTCAAAGTTAGTTCCACCTTTGATATTCCTATTAAAAGTTGCATCAAAGAAATATGTCTGATTTTGCTGCGAACGTAGATTTTGATTGTGGTGATACTTAACCCCGCCAACACTTGAAAGAGTTGGCATGCTCTTGCTTAAGTTTGGAGTACTCCAAATTACTTCTTTGAATGTCTGCCGTTGCGCATCGATGGTAGAATCGCCGGATGTTATTTCCGGAGATGATGTTTCTGCTCTCTTCTGCCAATACTCTGGCCTGACTTTGGCACTCCGAGGAGAAGATGGCAGTGGGCTTCGTGACGCGTCCCATGGCCATGCTGCCTCACCAACGCCGCGCATTGGAGGCTCTGGATCTGGGGAGCGGAACTCAATCGTCGGGAACTGTGTCTTATATTTGTTTCTCTCTAAGACGTGGCTTTCAACTGTGTTATACGAATCTTTTACAAAATCGGCTGAGGCTGGGACTAGCTGGCCGATTATAATCGCTAGCGCGTCATCAAACCATTTATAATATTCGGTAAACTTTTCGACGGTTCCGACGTCTTTGACCCGCTCAAAATATACTCTTCTCAAGTGCTCCATGGCCTTGTATTGCATACGATATCGATTGGCTGGGTGCCCAATCAAGTGATGGAAGTCTATTGCTCCCGCGAAAAAGTCTAATATTTCTTCTGTTACTGCTCCATATAGGCTCTTCTCAATAGTATAAATATAATTTGGAATCTGCTCGACTGAGCCAAATATCTCATCATCTGCGCTTCTTATTTGTACCATGTCAGAGCCGATGGCGCGCTCAGGATCTATAAACTTAAACTCATTAACGTTTTTTGTTCTTATCACGTTGGAGTCGTTTGTATAAAATCCCGATCCTTTTCCACTATGAAGGTGGCCACCAACGTTTCCAATCCAACCGACTGAAGATCTATTCTCGGCGGAACCAGAACTTAGATCTGTTACGTAAAAATTGCCACTGGCGTCCGACGACGTTACATTTCCGAAATACCAGTTAAGAGCCAATGTCTCATAGTTGTGCGTATTCTGTAGATTACTATCGAGCGCGGAAATATGTTCATAAGAACCTGAAATACCAAAGTTTTCGGAGTCGAAAAGGTGCTGATTTAAAGTTAAATTATCAATGTATTTTGTCCAATACTTCGCTGACGCGGCCAGTATATCTGATTTGTATACATTTGCGCCGGTTATATTCGTATTTCTGGCGCCGACATAAAGTCTCTTGGGTGCGCGGACAATGCTCTGGCCTACGGCCTTGGTAACCGAAGAAGACACTTCAAACTCATTCAATACGGTCCCAAGATTATTGTTTATTCCCCTAAACACAACATCGTAATTGTATACCTGGGAGCCACTGACTAGATCTGTAAAGCCATAGTTGCTTGGCTTGATTCTAACTGAGAAGTTCCAGTTACTGTCGTCGTACACATCGAAGAACATACTACTGGTTAGAGTTGGAAAATTGTGCGGGTCGGTAGACGATGTTAATACGAAATACGCATTCTTAGAATAAGATTCGTCTCTTACTGCGTATACTTGAAAGTTTGCCACATCTTGGGCGCCCGTAAGGAATGCCGTATCTGACGTCGAAGCTGTGTTGACCGTCTGAACACCGAAGAGGGATATATCCGAGAAGTCTCTCGGGAATGGATCTAGTTGCTTATAAAATCTTGGAAAAACCAACGACGCTTCAGCCGTAAATCCATACTTATCCTCATAGCCCGATGCATTGGTTCCGCTAATGTACCCTCTTGTTGAGCCTGTGTGAGGATCTGCTGCCTGATGAATGACTGCGGTAATCCCGTCGGATGTATTAAAGTTTGCGAAGGTCTTTCTTTTTAACGTCTGCTTGAGGCTATTTTTAAGTTCATATTGCTGATTGTTGGAATATACATTATACGTTACAAGATTATCGTTAAGATTAAAACACCTTAACGTGTTGCGAATTGCCTTCTCGGTCCCCTTTGCCTTATAAATACCGGCAAGGTTGTTGTATAAATTAGAGTATATCAGGTTTTTAGTTTCAACAAGATCATTTTGAAAATGCTCTTTATCAGTTCTGTTTTTAAATTTTTCTAAAATTGTCGAATCAACAAATATTTCTGGGGTATAAAGACCTAATGACTGCGGGAGATGTTGCGCAAACGGGAGGGCCTCGGCGGAAGCGCTAGTATAATTGAGGTGTTTGAAGGTTGGAATCCCGCCAATTTGTAAATATAATTTATCAAAATACGTACCAAGGATATGACACATCTTGTCTAAATCACTTTGATCTGATATCTCCATATCTTTGGTAATCCAAGAGGGAACCAGATTTCTAACAATGGCGCTATTGCGGGAATCATGGAAAGAACCACTGGCCATCAGCCCTTCTTTTAATTCCGATACCCGGGGGTGAGTTGCCTGTATGATTGGATCTTCGTATTCTTTGGTTGCTGCCGAAGAGGACAATATAGCTGAGCCTGTGTTTCTAGAAGTTGTTGTATAACCTGTCCAAACTCCATTGCAGAGGCGCCCACCATAATCCAGCACGACGCTATCGATGTCGCTATCTCCGGTGATACCCTCGTTAAACTTATAATACATCCCAAGTTCTGTATTCGAGATGTCTGTGTTGACACCGCCGCGAATTTGATCGAACCAGTATTTCCCAATTTGGGCTCCGTTGCGACGTACCTTCCAAAACCTGAACTCGTCAAGTGAGCCGCTTAATTTGCCGGCGCCGGCTGCTGCAGCACTACCAGAGGGTGACGTAACCAGCGCTCCTATGCGGGCGACCATATTCTTTGAGTTAAGTTCTCCTAGTTTTCCGCCGGTGTATGCGTTTGTGTCATTTAAATATCCATTAACATATAAATCAGTCTTAAAGTCTGACCCGGAGTTGTACATTGTAATTGCATAGTGGCGCCAAGAAGAGAAATCTCCAGAAGAAAGATCTTGACCTATTGAAGAAGTAAAGCACATCTGAGCAGAAGCTGACACAGTGCCAGACTGTGCTGTGACTAGAATAGGGTTCCCTGATCCGGCGCCGCCAGTTAGTTCAATGGTAATGCGACCATAACCTGCGCTGGTTGTGACCTCGTTGTTCCACATGTCGAAAACAACCTGCTTGTGTGTTTCAGTTGTTCCCAATGAGCCCGTCTTTAACCAAAACTCTACTGTGACCCCTGTATCAAAGTCGCTCTTAAGGTTGGACTCTCTGGTTCCCTTGCCATAATCTGAACGAAGGCCGGCAGTATCATATATGCTTTCGTCATAAATATTGTTGCTCTGAAATTTGCTTGACAGCGGATCAGGTTCCATGTCCTTTAACTTTGTTAGGGACGTTGAAATATTTGGACCACCGTAAAAAGTAATATACTCGACTGTCTCCGGCAAGCCATATCCATTAGTTGTCATGGGGCCCGACCGAGTACCCCAGCCACCGGTGCAGAAAGTTATATATCCGTTCGTACGAGGATACATCTTGTTGAAAATGTGCTTTTCAATCGGCAATGACCTGTTATAGAACTCATTAAGTTCGGCATCCGAGCCATCATAGGGGTAATAGTCTAGAATCCTCTCTACTGCTGATTTATAATAGAGATAAGCAGAACCAAACTTTGCAAAATTATCCGGGTCTGCATAATCTACTTGAGGCAGGTGGGTATCCTGTCGGATCCTTAGCTGCTTAAGATTCTTGGAAGATTCAATTTCCTTAAATGCTTCTTTTTGCTCTTGATCTGTTAAATACTGTCTAGATTTATCAGATCCATCAAAAAATTTCTTAATACTCATTCTCTATCACTCTAAACTTGAAAGCTTTATCTTGTTCGATCCATGAATTTAAATCCGGCTCATAAAACGCAAATTTAAACGCGTATTCATATCCTGCCTCTAGCATATTCATCTTTAAATCAAAATAATTGCCGGAGATGTCATAAGAAAGTCTCGTTTGAAGGTCGGAACCGGTTCCATACGCAATCGCCTCTTGGCCATCTATCATCCGAATAACCCGATAAGAAGCGCTAATAATTGATGTTGAGGCTACATCTTCGTTTGCCTTTGTGTATACGGTTGGGCTCCAGTACTTGTTGCGAACAAACAAATTAAACCTAGCCGTTTCCGTAGTTTTATATTTGTTTTTTAAATTTGTTATGTTAATGAAATATACCGGCTCTCTCGTATCGACTTGTGCCGTTAGCACTTGCGGCGAGATCGATCCTGTGAAAAGTTGTCCCGTTTTTGAATACGAACCAGTCCACCATATGTCATATAAGGTCGGGATTGGTGTAACAGCAGAGGTTATGGCGACAGATGCAGAATAAATGCCTGTCGAGACCCACCCTCCTGTTATGGCATATGTGCCATCGTATAATATTAACCTAGAGCCGGAAGGTGTTGTATTTTTGGTCGATCCAGAGTGCATGCTCACCATAATGGAGCCTGTAGTTCCGACACTTGGTATGTCTCTTAGTTTGCCGCGCACATAGTTGTATAGATAAAGGGTGTTTAAGTTATCTGCGGCCGGTGCCAACGAGCTACTGTAATAAAAGTTGCCCCTGTCGTCTAGCTTTGGAGTTGCCCAGCGGGCTTCGATACAGGGGCGTTTAAAGAAATATTGGGAACCTCGTGCGAAAAACCTCTTAGTGTAGTATGATTTAAGCGCTCCGCCGGTATTATTAAGGGTAATCCCGTCCGTGGGATCTTCATAGTATCCTTCGTATGAGGATGAAAACATAATCCCTACACCGTAATTCCCCAGATCGTCTGCAACCCAGTGTTCCACCAACCCGGTAATGTCAATCTCCAAGTCTTCTAGGCCTGTGGAGAAATCTTGCGTGTAGACTGGCGGATTTCCAGAGGCATCCCACTGATCTGAGGCGGTCAAATAATCGCCTCCGATGTGTGTCCACGCTACTGTCTTTGATGCGCGCATCCAGTTTGAGCCTATATTTCCCTTGGTTTTATCTTTATAATTATCAAGATCGAGGCCGACGCCTTCTTCCCACGAGCGCGAAACAGCCTGCACAATCAGAGAATAATTCTCCGGAACCGTTCGTGAATGAGGCGCATTGTGCAATCTCAAATAAAACTTAACACTTCCAGATGTCGGTAGAACACCAGCGGTTCGATCAGAAGAAATCTCACTTGTAGGAAATTTAATCAATATCCTAGAAAGCTCTTGAGAAGCCAAAGCCAGCGAACTGCTTGGAGTCTGGCGCCCATAAATAGAGAAGGTCTCTAAAATATCGGACATACCCATATTCGAGCCTGTCCCTCTTGTAGATAAGTTCCCCTGATAAGCGCTAGCTATAGTGTTATCGGCACTGCCTGTATATCTTCTTAAGCCCATTATCTAATCTTCCCAATGATATCTACCTCTGGATATTTAATCTCAAATATTGCATTATACGGAACAACTATGTAGGAACCATCGGGAGATAAATTATCGTTTATGTTTATTGCCGATGACGAATAGCTGCCAGCTGTCTTGGGATTAACCTTGACTTTTGATACGTCCAATACGCCATCTACCTTTTTCAATACTTCGTATATTTGACTAATGTACAATGGCTCTCCAATAAAGAATGGCTCCTTATAATGATCCTTAAGCGCGTCTATGCACTTATCCAAAACCTCGTATTTATCACTAGCCTGTTGTGGCTTAACAATAAACTCAACTCCAAAGTTAAGGATGTAAGGATCCAAAATATCGACTGTATCATTAATCATTCTATACTGATTTATCCATGTTTTTAAGTTATTTTTTATTACTGTGTTGGCAACAGTCAGTTTACCGGTAATATCTTCAGAGAGAATGTACATATTTAAATTTCTCTTTTGTGAGTCTGCGTCCTTTTGAACCGACACTCTTTTAATGGCCCCAAACTTTGCCGGCATTCTATAACACAGGTTTTCATAGTCTGCCTGGGTTACTGCTCTGTTTTGTGTCGGAAACGTGTCATAAACTCTTTGTTTAATTTCAGAAGTAGACGGGAGCGTAACATCTCCAATAATGGGTTCTTCATTCGTAATCTCTAAGGAACCCATTATTTCACTAACTTTAACTGCGCTCAGTTGTTGTCTATCGGTGAATTCAAAACTGGTCGAACCGACGGTATTGAGTCCTCCGACCCCAATATTTGAATTTGTCGGGTTTGTTGTCCTATACGTTATAGTCAAAGTAGTATTTGCGGGAACGATACCAAATGATTCATTCTGAGATAATCTCGTTGGATCGAATGTCGTGTCGGTCACATACGTCTTTCCAAATACATTCATTGCTACATTTTGTGGGTTCGCCACCACGTTGGAATCGCCTAGCTTGCCACTACCAAATTGAAGTGTAATCTGATCGCGATCTTGCTGCAATATAAATTTCCTGGAGACCAAAAATGGCTTTATGATGGAGGGGACATTGTCGTTTTTATAGTTGGGGTTGGTTATTTCTTTAAAAATCATATCTTGCGCCAAATAATCGACTTCAAAATATTGATTCCCCTCTGAATCGAATACTGAAAGGACCTCTGAGACGTTACCTGTGGAAAGGGTGGTTCTATAAAATGGCACATAGGCTCCTACCTCTACAGTCTCTTGATCTAACTGGCCAGAGACAACAGTACCATATGTTTTTACAGCGTAGTGGGTGGGGGCGCCGGTGGTCGGATCCACTCTTGCTGCAACTGTTAGATTTCTAGGATCTGAGAAGTCGACATTCTCTGTAATCATGAACAAGAGGCCGGTTGTGCTGCTGAAGGAGCTTCCCCTTTTTAATATCGGCATGTAGGCAGGATCGGGGCCTAGGCCGGTGCTAGACGCTGGTATGAGCAAAAACATTCCTATAGAGCCGAATGTCGAAGGTCGACCAGTGAACTTGTAGCCCAAAGAGCGGCCGTGTCGCACAACGTTTCCAAACTGAAATGCAGTGTCGAGGAAGCTCTCATTAACGTTATAGTCTATGTAAAACGAAAGCTGGTCGCCGATATAGGCCACCGCATCTAGCATCATAGCTCCAAAAGAGGCCTCGCTGAAATCTTGGAAGGTATCTGGATAAAATCTTTCTGCAATCTGGAGCAAGTCCGCTCTGATCGACTCGAATTCGCGATGAGTGTAATCAATCGGTATTAATTTTTTCTGTTGTTTGGGCATTAAAAAAACCTCACTTTAAATAGTGAACTCTAACAAATCTTCGACATTTAAACTTGGAATTGAGTATTGTATATTTATATGAAGTTTGTTATAGTTTATCTGATCTTCCGCAAAATTAACCTCTTTGAGCGTGATGACTGGCAAGTAGATACTTATTTGTTCGAGTATTTTACTCTCAATATTGTTGAAGGTCTGCGTCGAGAAGGTGTCGAAAATATAGGTTTGAATTCCAACACCAAAATTGGGCTCCATCACCCTTTCTCCGGGGTGGGTTAGCAAGAGCATTTTAAAATTTTGTTTTATGAGTGTTCTAAAATCTTTGATCATCTCGAAACCATCACCAGAATCTTTAGTGATTGGCAGTTTAACTGATAGTGATGCCATTTTTTTAATCCCTCATTATAAATATCGCTAATCTTTCTTTTTGCACAGTTCGCCATTCTCATTAAAGGGATTAGATCTGACTCTGTTTCTTTTCCACCATGGTAAAAAGGCTTTTCCGGGGCTAATCCTAAACTTTTCTTTCAACTGTTGCATGTAACCTTGCGCAAGGTTGTCCATTTCTTTCTCGGTACCGCCGAAATCCCGACTTCTGTAGTGTACTTGAAATATTCTCTTCAATTGTTTTGCGGTCTTTCTCAATGTAAGTTGATCCCATTCGTCATATTTCTCAACAAATAGCGATGGCCAAAAACCATGGCGGTCGTTTTCAGCAACCCAGCCGGGAGTATGTTCCATTGTGGCGCCTTCGACGATTGCGATATCATCTTCAACTTCCTTGCCCCACCAGTTCTCGCCCTCTACAGTGATTGAGCCCCAATCTAAATCGGCGTATGTTCCGGGCTTTTTAAGCGCGCTGGTTGTTGAGTAGGGGCCATATTCATTGGCATCGTGGAACAAGTCTCCGAAGCTGGCGCCGGCGTCGGCGGTTACCTCTCCGATAGAAGGCAAGAATCCTACATCTTGATATATCGCCATTATGGCCAAAACCTTCTTAAGAGAAAATGCGTAATTTGTAACAAGCTTAAACTTCTGATCTTCCTTGAGTAACTGAATCAAACAATACAATAATTTGCTATCTGCTTCAATAGCAGCAAAAGTATTCACGGGAACATCTAGAGCATCGATCTCTACTCTGGTTATTTCGGTATTGGCGCCCCACCCAAAAAATAATCCATACCTAACACCTAGTTCGCCTCTCAATGGTGCACCAGCAAGCACGTTTCCTTCGCTATCTTTGTTTAGTTTCAATGTTCCAGGGAAGCTTTGAGATATCAGCCCTCCGCCGGCGGCTCGGACGGCATTTACTCCGCTCTCCATGTTGTAATACGCACCATCGACCTTGATATACTTATACAACGTAAATGGTTTCTCCTTAGTGGTGCTGGCGCCATCGGGTCCATCTGGTACGTCTCCAAGGGGAGTGAATACCGATTCGTAGTTCTTCTTCTTTTTGGCCGGCGGGACAGGCTCTTCGTCTACTGGGGCATCGATCTCGGTCACGATCTCGGTTCCAATTATGATCTTGTTGGCAAACGCCCTTAACTGTTCTGTATTGTCTTCAAGTTCTTCCCCTACAAAGTACTCATCCATGCCAGTCTCTTCGCTCGTGGTGCCATGGTAATAGCCGACATAATCGCTGCCGTCTGTGACTGAGTACTCGCCCCCGTGCGTATAAAATGGGCCGGGCCACGTGACCAAAGGCGGACTTACTGGTTCGCCGGTTTCATCGTCAACAACAATAGAAACTTCTGGGTATTCGATCCCGGGCAGCGGCGATTCCGTCCAGGCCATATCTCCCGCATCATCAGTTGCTGAACTTGGCAACCCAACAACCTCTTCTACCAAAGTTCCCTCAAGGGTTAGGCCGAGTTCTTCGGTGCCGGCACAAAAAGTAGTCATATAGTAGTAATCCAGATCGGTGATATCCGGGGTCATATCCAATGCCTTAAGGTTGCCAATAAGCTTTTGGGAGGTTATAGACAGCTGTTCGTTAACTAACTCTTTTAGAACTAGTTTGGCATCTTCCTGCGTTCTGTAAATCGAATCCAGATTTTTCTCTTCGCGGAAATTCTTAAGACTATTGAAAAATCCAGTTTCACCAGACATCTTTGCATCCCAGAGATCTTCGCCGTATGCATAGTCAAAACTCTCTTGTAAATTGTTAAGCCTAGTGAGGGCGTCTTTTACGTTTTTTGGAACATTGGCGCCATCAACACCAAATTCTTCATTATCAACTCTACGACCATATGTCTGTACTGCCTGCTCTAAGAATGCATACCAAAATTCATTGTCTTTAAACGGGCTCAAGAAATCGGCGCCGGCATTACGAAAGGTATCTTCCATGCACTCAACAATGTAGGCAGAATAAATATTACTGTAGTTTGTCGGAAAGACCGGTGCAAACTTTGTGAAGATCGGAAGGCCTTTGAGGAAGTGAACGCCGGCGAATACTCTGATGCCGGCAGAGATGAGGCCTTCTATTGTCGCCTTAGACATTCTTGCCAATATTCTATTGTATGGAACCTCGACCACACAATCTGGGGATCCCTTAAGGCGACTGTCTTCTGGAATTTTGGGATACGAATTGGATATCTTATCGGATATATCTTTAAAGTCGATAACGTCTGTTGTTTTTGGGCTGCAAGGGCTCAACTCGGGGAACATGACATCCACAATACCTGCCCACCCTTCTGATTTGTGGGGCTTAACATATACCGGGGGATTCATGTATGTGCCACCGTACTTTCCAGGATCTAGATAAAATACTCTTGTTTTCTCGGGATGTGTGCCGCGGCGTTTGTTCAACCACTGGTTTCTACTCCACCCCAAGGCGGCATCGTCATTGGATATTGGCCGAGTGCCGTCTCTGTTTCCATCGCTATTATAATTTGCAACTTCTAGCATATAATAGTCGACGCCACTTTTATTCTTCTTTGGGGTTTTGGGATTAGAGCCGCCGGCATTCTTAAATTTGGGTGGAGCAAGATAGTCAAAATCCGACATATCCAAATCATCAAACTGGGCCCCGTAGCGCCAAGCTTTTTTGTTATTGGCTATCTCACTGCAAATCTTCTTAAACTGTTGCTGCATAAAGTCGTCGTATGCGCTCTTAATAGATTCTTTTGAGTGTTGGCCCTTAAATAAGTCATACAACATATTAACTTGCGGAGGATAGGGAGTTTGTCTTAAAAAGCACTCGCTTAGGCTGGGGAAATCTTCTATTGTGAGCCCTTCGGAGCCAGGATCATATAGTGAATCTAGGCCGTCATCAACAGCAAGAAACTCATATTTTCTAGACTTTAAAATCTTAGGATCTGGCGGGTCTTCGGTCTTGCCCCGGGCGTTGCCGGCGTTGACTTCTTGGAGTTTTTCATATCCATCTTTCATCTTGGCAGCCATATTGTAGAGATCTGTAATATAGATCCTCACATTATCGTCGGGACGGTTAGCATATCCTCCCTCTGGAGTTTCAAGCATGTCCGAAAAATATGCATTTACATTAAATCCATAGCTCCACGAGGACTGACCCCCGTTTTGGCCCATTCGATATCCTTTCGCATTGTCTTTAAACTCCAATTTTATATCAGGATCATCTTTGCGGGGCTTTTTGATAAACCACATTCGCTCTTTGTCCCATTGTGGGGCAGTCTTTACGTTGTACCCCATATCTGGAATTTCCGTTAAGTTTATATCACATATGAACAAGCCGCAGAAGCCTAAGTCCGAAAAACTAATAGGCCATTTAGCGGTACCGCGAGGAGAGTTGGTGCTAATAAAGTTCACACTATCCCCAAGATCTTTCCCAATATTACGGAATCCCATATCGGTTAATTCTTGAGACTTCTCGCCGCCGGCGGCTTCATATTGATACATGAGCCATTCTCCGACGTATTGAGGGTATGCCCCTTCTTGCTTGGCTAAACTAGAGAAACTGACACCCATTGCAGATTCTGGGTCAGCCTTGGTTGCCTTTTTAATCCATTCGTTATCAACATCAGTATAGAAATCAACATAGTTTTTGTCATTAAACGATTTTCTCTGGTGAACCGTGAAGGGGTTGCCCATAGTGTCGGACAATACCATATTTATGAATCCCCATCCAGAGTCTCCGCCGGAGAACAGGCCGCCGTTACCAAGCATATCAGTACAAAAGGCAAGGTGAATTTTCTTCATTTCGCCATCCATCGCGTTTGCAGCTTCTTCGATAAACTCATCGGGCTCATATGGCATCATACCATTGTTACAACCCGGATCCCCCACAATGGGAGGCATCTGATCTGCGATGGCGGGCCCGATTCCATTTTGCATCAGCGCGGCGACTTCATCTAGATCGTCCATCATTGTGCCGCGCCAATTCTCAAACATGGTGTCGCACTGCTCTGGTGTGGCGCGGCCTTCTAATAACTGGCACCTTAAGTCCTTAAATGATTCTAATTGCTCGGGCGTGGCACACAGTGTGGGATTTGCCGGAGTCTCATCGTTGGGACCCAGCTTGTCCAAGGCGTCTCTCATTTCATCTCTCATCTCGGCTGGAATCAGATTGCCAACGTTAGAGAAGAATCGCCCAATCGATTGCGGGGTCGGGAGCGCATCGCGGTAATCTGGATATCCATTTTCAACAATTTGATCGCCTAGGCGCAGGAAAGTTTCTGAAGGCTCTCCCAACATGGCACTAACCAGTTCTGCTTGAGTGGTTGCAGATGAGAGGTCTTCTGCGAATGTCAGTGCCCTGTCGGGATCTGCTAGCGCCTGACCGCCGACACCAAGATCTGCCACAAGCTGTGTAACAACGTTATCCATTTCATCGTCTGACATGTCTTCGCCGCAAATCGCGTCTCTGAGTACATTGCTGAACTTCTTCTTTCCAGTAAGAATTCCGGGGAGTGACCCTGCCACAGCACCAGTAACTTCAAGAGCCTTGCAGATCGCGGATCCGATTAGTTCGCAAATCTTAACAATAATTCTTATGATTGTCCGAATAATCAGCTGCAAGATTAATCTCTTGAAAAGCTCCCACAATAACCCCATGATATCCATCAGCTTAGGCCACCATATAAATGGATTTTCGAGCCTAGGTAGTGTTATTTCATTCAAGTTCCTACAGAATGGAAGAGTTAAACTCTTCAAGAAATCGTCGAGACCTGGATTGAAGAGTGGAGGCCTTGGGCAATCTAATGTTGAGAGAAGCATTGAAATGATCTGGGCTCCAGGGAAATCATTTAGTTTATCCAGAAGCATCAGATAGTTCTCTGAATATATATCCAAAAGAGCCATTACGTATGCTTCCATAATCACATTTGGATCTAGTTCGTCTTTTGCGACCGCTCCGACGTCTAATTTCTGCGCTAGCGACCTTCTTGATGTCGTCGGATCCTCTGATGAGGTGGTCGCAGATTTGCCGCGGCCGCCGCCGCCACCAGGAGTCATTTGACCCATGCCGTTGGCTCGCAAAGTCTTTTTCTGTGCTTCTACGACTTCTGGATTCTGCCATGGGGGCACAATCTTAGTTTTTCCGATGAACTTCCCTTCCTTGTCCCCCTTGGCCACTTTGGATTCTGCGCCTGCTTGTCCTTGGGCATCTGTGTATTTCTCTGTGAGTCCCTCAAGGCCTTCCTTGGTCGTGAGTTTCTTCTGTACCATTTCTCCGAGCTTCGCTTGTTGATCCGGCGGAAGACCTACGAACAGAGATCCAAAATCTTCTATTGACATGGCCTGCAGGGCATTCTTTAGAAGGATGGCTAACGCCTCTTCCAGACTCATACCTTTTGTTAGGCACTCTACGGCGGCCAATAACAAATCGAATAGGCCGCAAACTTTTATTCTTTCAAGTCCGTTTGCCCATATATCGTCCATCATCTGAATCGGGGAACCTTTTCTAAACATAAGCATTCTCATGCAAAAATGTGCAAAGATTTGATCGCGAGGATCGACTTCTTTAAAAGCACCCATCATGGCGGCGCCCCACATCGTACTTTTATCCGCCTTTATATCATCAAGCACCTGTTCGGAAACACCATAGTTCATTCCAATTTCAGCCTGATCTGCGGCATTTTCGGTTGGATCATATCTACACAAGTTTTTGTGGAACGCATAGGCAATCGCGTCTCCGATGCTGAATACATCGTCCATAATATCTTGGCCAAG